TACAAACTCTTTTTTATCTGTCATCTAAGTGTTCTCTGTATTACTTGTTGATGCGTCACCAGAACTTCCATCAGACGATCCAGTACCGTTGCTCATGCCTTCTGTCATGCCTTCGCCAGCACCCGATGTATATCCAGTCAGGTTTGTGCGAACATCTTCAATGTCTGTATCTTGGTCATCAAAAGGAATAGGCATACCAGCTTCAGCAGCTAGCCAATTGATTGTCTTGGCATCCTGACTAATGAGGCCAACTGCACCGAGTCGTTGCACGTACTTGGAGAGTACATCCAAATCTTGTTTAGCAATCTTACCGAACTGGAAGTAAGGAGTAACCGAGGCACCCCAACCATTCAAGGCAAACAGCTGTGGTATAAGGTCATGATTAAGTTGGTCTTGAATTTCCATTAGCTTGGATTCAATAGCCATCTCAACAACACTTACTTTACTCTCAGCAAGGGAGAAAGAACCACTACCATTACTACCAAGACTCAAGAAGTCCGCGAACAAACAAGTTAGAATTTCTTGAGAATAGCGAGCAATGATTGAGTTGGTATCATAAGCTTTCTGACCAGTTACAGAAACAATCTGGAAGTCGAAGAACTTATTACCGTTTTCATCCAAAACTTGAGGAAGGATCAGGCCTGACTGTTCAGCAACTTGAGCATTACGCATTACTTTTTTATAGTATTCGTAAACAGCTTTATCTTCGTCAGATGCAGCAGGATCAAGATAGCGTGGTGGAAGATACAAGACTTTAAAACCTTGCATGTCTTGGGAGACACCAACAGCTTCAGTCTCTTCGAAAGCCTTTTTAAACTTCCAAGATTCCCAGCAACCAACCAAAGGAGATTGTCCGTTAGGATCATCTTTCAAGTTACCATTACGGAATAGCAAGAACTTCTTACGAGGAATCTTTACCTTATCACCGTAAACACTGTCTTGGCCGAAGTATGTTGATTGCTCAAGTCCAACAGGTTTTACTACAGCCTGCCAAACACCTGACAAATCCCTGCCTTCGTTTTCCCATTCCCACCCAACAATACTATCTTGCGAGCGTAGAGGAAGTTTCTTAAGACCAATCAAGCCATCATTGTACTTAGAGCCATTGGATTTAATGCGCTTTCGATAACATTTTTCTACAACTGCAAATCCATAACGGTTAAAGCTAACAACCTCTTTAATAAAAGAGTTCCAGGAGCCTTCCATGTCATCCATGTTTTGTCTAAGGAATTCAGCTTTAGTTTTCAGAGTCTCTTCGTAGCCATCAGGAATCTTTACTTCCCAAGGAACTCGTGCAATCATCATTTCAACAAGATTAAGGGCTGGGGCAATTGTCCCATCTTTAGCCATTTTCTTGTATGTTTGAATTGCGTGAGGGAACCGAAGCTCCCACTGACACTCTTCCATCACTTGGCCAGAAACTACACGGAGTGCGTTGTAGCCAGACTCACTTAATTTTATACGAGGGATTACCTCATCACCCGTACTAAGGGCTGTTTGGTCTGTCTCAGCCATGTAGGCTCCTTAGTGTTTAAAGGGGTTTGTTCTTGATAGGTCGGCTTGTTGAAGGCCGCCGAGGAAACTTGGAATAACTTTCCGAGAGGCTACAGCTTCAAATGCATCAGAGCACGCGTCACAAAGATCATCGTGACCTGATTCACCAGAACGTCTTGTACCATCAAAGGCTTCTAGTTCACGATAAAAGAAGTTATTGTCATGGTAGATTCCATTTTCATAGTCTATGCCACAATTTTCAAGAATCTGCATTCCGCCATTCATGGTAATAGATGCAAAAGGTTTAAACCTATCTGACTTTCTACCTTGAGCGCGCATCTGTTTAACATAGAATCCCTGAGAAGAGATTTCTTTAGTTAGAAACTGATTTGTGAACTTAGCCCCCGGTCCCGGATCGAGTGGCAAAATGATATTAACTTTATTACCATCTTCCATAGCTGCTTCCATAATAAAGCTAAGCCATTCGCCGGGAAGTACACGAGTACGTCTAATATCGTGGATAAAATAATTACCATCTTTTAGGCGGCTGATTTTCACTGAAACAGTGTAATCGGGAGAAGGGTTTTTATCACTTCGCTTACAAAAAGCAAAATCATAGGCGCGTACAGTAGATTCAATTTCAGTCCATGCCGGTTCTTGTGGTTTTTCCACAAACCACTCCCTGCGTATCATGGAGCTACCAGTTGGCCTTACAAACCAATTCCCGTACAGATAGCGCTGAACATCCACAAATGTCTGAGCTTTCAAGTTAGACAAATAAGTTGGGTCGGCACGCATAAGTGGAATATTATCCATGCAATTTGCGCTTACAAAAGTAAAACTTCGAATACCAGAATCTGTACCTGCCCCGTAAATTTCCTCTAATTCTTCTCTACTATCTGACCAAACATAGTTTCCGTTATCTACTGCATAGTAACGAATTTTCCCGTCCATCTCTGGATTGGGTGTCCCATCTTCTGTAAGATAAGGCTTAATCCACTCTAGACCAAACCAATCTGGGTCAGGGTTACATGTAAGGACCATTTGCTTTTTATGCTTTGCACGAGCCGAGCGCATACGCTTAATGAGATACTCAATCATTTCTTGAGTAAAGTGAGTGGCTTCGTCAAATAGGACAAATGTGTAGGCAGCCCCTTGGTGCCGGAGCAAATCACGTGAGTTTTCTAGATATGAGAATTTAACCGATCCACCTGAAGGGAAGGTAATTTTAAGATCTTTAATGTGAATCTTAATACCGCCCTTCTTACCTTGTTTTCTCAGTTCTTCGGCATTACCGTAAACTTTTGTATAAATTTCACAAGCGTTTTCCCACAAACCACCCTGAGCAGTAATTTCCCCTGTGGTCTGGCGAAAAATAATTCCTCTAAAGTGGGGGTCATCTGCAAACTTAAGAGGATAAAGCAATGAAATAAATGATTTTCCTGAGCCCATTGCGCCTCCCAGAATAGCCGTATCACTAAGCTGATTCAACATGAGGGATTGTTTGGCGCTGCTTGGTCCGATAATTTCTTGTTCGTCTTCTGTCATTTAAACTCCTTTAGAGAACTTAATCCATTCCTCATCTTCTAAAGGAATCCAACCATTAATAAATTTATCTAAAATATATTTGAAAAATGAGCGTTTATGATCTGTTCCAAAATACTCATTATATAGTTTTGTCATATTCATAGATTTTGGTTTACCGTTATCACTCCAGAACACATACAGTTCCTGTGCAGATAGCCATTTAAGCTTATTAGTGCCTTGTATTTTATAGTTATCCCAAGGATTTAAATTTTTAGCTTTAAGGGTCTCAGAAATTTTATTTCTGACGTACTCGGGCTTTTCTTTACCCAACCATCTATCTCTCTTGGACTCAATAGCCAAACAACCACAAGACAGAACACGTTCTCTTTTAATATTAGCGGTAGCTAGGTAACAAAATTCACCGCAGGTACACAAGCACTTCCATTTAGGAATATTTTCCCCGTCAATATCATGCTCCAACAAGTATTCTAAAACAGTCAACCGACCGAATACTTTACCTGTGTAATCTACTTTCAGTTTCCCATAGTTTCTACGGCTATTGTAATTGGCCACAAAACTTCTAAGTTTCTGATAGTGACGGGAACCTTTATTATTTGATGACATCATGAAGGCTGCATAAGTCAACCCTTCAACATTTGGAAATTGTTTTGCCAATATCAAATGAGCTATATAATGTTCTCTTGCAGTAAACATTACCAAGTTACCATCGTCATCACTACCGCCTAAACATCTAGGAACAATATGATGAATTTCAAAGTAGCCTTCGTGTTGGCTTTTATCAAGACCACGAACTTTAGCTTTTTCTACAAGTGCATTATAAATTTTCTGGTAATCCAAAACTTTGTATCTCCGATAAGATTTAAATAGGTGAAAGCTAGATGATTGTATCGGCAATCAACAGGGCTGGCCAGCCTTTTCGCTCTCATAATGTTGCTTTGTTACTCTTCGTCTTCTACAACATCTGTGCCGCTTTCAACAGCTTGCAAATACTTCACAGTCATAACTTCACGTTGGCGACCTTTGACACCCTTGCTCTGTACAGCACTACGGAACGTATCCCAATCCATCGCTTCAAGTTCTTCTTTGGAATAAACCTTAATAGCCATTGGAACAGGAATTGCGTTAACTCCCGGGGCGGCTTTAAGTTCGTCACTACCTGTAATCTCTAGAACTAGCTCAGCAGCATAAGGCAGTCCCTTCAGCCGTGGACATGTACGCTCTTTCAGCGTTGCCCCTTTAGCTCCAAGTTCAAGAAGTTTCTGAACAAAGTCTACTGGGTTTGTAGAAGTTACGTTGATATTTTGAGTTGCCATTAATTCTTCTCCTCTGTGTTCAATTCATAAAAGAGATATTACGCTACTCAAAGTCTATTTGTCAAGCTTTTGTAAAAATAAATAGTAAATATATTAATAAGCACTCAATTAAGAATGCTTATGGTATATCAACTTCTTGGAGTCACCTGAATTGTCACAGATGCACCCACTAGGTTAACTGTAGCCCCTAACAAAACTTCTACAGCAAGTAGTGTTACAAGGTTACGTTGTGCAGCTTGTACCACGCAGCCTGTGTTGCTCACACTCACAACTCTCACAGATTGGTTGAATGTTCCACCAATAATCTGAGGTTGTATGTCTGGAGGAGTTGAGTAAGTGTTTGCAAAAGTAATTGTCACGTTACCGTTGGCATCACTTGTCCCAAGGAACGTCTCAACCTTCCTGTACCCTGTCAAAGACGCAGTTGTCAGATATCCACTGTCGTTAGTGAAGGCACTAACATTTGTTGGGACAGATGGTATTGCAGGAAACGTTGCTAGACTACCATCACCACGAACGTATTGTGTGGTACTTCCTGTTGGAGTATTAAACTTAGCAGACAATCCAGCAGCTAAGGCACCCGTGGTTGTATATCCACTTAGACTTGTACTTAAAGCAGAGTTTGTTACATAACCAGACAAAGATGCTAATGTAGCTTTGCTGTCTAAGCTGTCTTGTAGTCCTGTGACATCTCCAATTGAATGTGTATGAGCTGAAGGAGTAAATGTTGTTGGCTTACCTGTCAGGCTTGCATATGTCCCATCAAACAATACAGGCTTATTTGTAAGGTCTACATAACTACCACTGAACAAACTCGGCTTTCCAGTAAGATCAGAGTAGTTACCAGAGAATAATATTGGTTTGTTCAGAATCTGGCTAACACCACTAGTTGAGTTCCAATCACTCGCTACTTGAGCATCTGGAATGCTTGGCTTATCACTCAAGTCATTATAGCTACCTGAGCTTGCAACAGATGCATAGGCTAGGTGAGCCTTCTGTTGGTCCACTGTAGAATATCCCAACCAAGCAACACCAGCAGGCATACAAGTTGCCGGGGTGAAATCTCCACTTGAACCTACCATCAAGAAGCTATTATCAGGCATTGTGATAGCAGCTATGTCAGTAAGTACTGTGGAAGCTGGTTGAGCATTGAGGTCTTGAGCTGTGATAATTACATCACCTTGCTCGCCGTTAACCGAATTAACAGCACCTGTCGAAGAGTTATTGTCACTTGGATACATCGGACGTACTGGCATATTAAATCACCTGTACGCAGAGACGACCAGAACCCTTAACCCATATAATCGACTCTCCTTGGTCAACCATATACATTTCAAAAGAAATTAGCTGCAATCCGTCAGTAGATGAGGATGCTGGTTGGAAAGGTTTTAGCTGTACACGGACGTTACCACTTCCTTTAAACTGTAGTAAAACCTTAGTCCCAACCGGAACACCTGAGAGTTGATTAACATCTTGGTAAGAGACGTTATCTAAAATTATATCTGGTATTGTATTTGCCACTTTAAACAATCCTATTTTATTTTTATTAGGGATTGTCTTCTAGAGGATTTTATAGCCATCGAGACTAGGATGGCTTCGATTCAATAGCCTCCAGTCTATCTAGTACTTTAAGCTGGACGCTCTTCCCAAATTAAACTGTAAATCATTTGGGCTGCATCATTTACAGTTAACCCACCCGCAAGTGTGGAAAATCTCCCATGATACACGCCAGCAGGAAGGCCCCTTTCACTTGCCTCAGTTCCTACATTA